TATTCAAACGAAATGAGAATGAATGCGTATCCGGTTGATGCTATTAATGCTGCGGGTATTACCACCGTAAAGGGCGTTCTGGATAACTGTAAGTATTATAAGAATGCATTAATAATATATACTCACGGTGTTGATGGTGGGTCAGCTTATATAAGCAGTTCGGCATTAAATGAAATAATAGATTACGCTCAAAGTATAGGAGTTGAAATAGTTACTATGTCACAACTGTATACTTTAATGAGTTAGTGTAGTTGCGTTCAATATAACTAAATGATATGGAAATACAAATTAATACTACTCAAATAGATGCATTAAAAGAATTCTTTGAAGGTCTGTCTGCTACTGATCAAAGGAGAATATTTCTTACTGCATTTAGAAAGGCTGCTAAACCTATAATAGCTGAGGCTAAGTCCACTGTTCCTAGAAGAACTGGTAATCTAGCAAGGTCTATTGGGAGTATAGCGGTAGCAAACGAAGCTGCAATAATAGTTGGGGCTAAGAAGAGTGGTGGTTATAAAGGCTGGCACGGACACTTAATTGAAAATGGTACTGTTAATCGGTTTAGAAAGACTAGGAAGAACGCTTCAACTGGTAGAGTTATTGGAACTAGGTTTTTGGAGAATGCTTATAACAACAATGAACACTTTATTAGTCAGTATACAGAGGAAGAAATGTTGCAAGCTATTGATAAACTAATTGTAAAAATAAATAAGAGATGATAGGTAAGGTAATTGCTAATTTATTGACTAATAGCACATCATTAACAGCATTAGTTTCTGCTGCAAAAATGTATCCGTATGCTATAAATGAAGATACTTCATTACCAGCAATTATATATACAGTTGATAGTATTAGTTCTGATTATGATAAAGATGGTTGGGTAGGAGATGAATATGTATTTAGTGTCACTACATATGATTCAGATTATTTCAGTTTACAAAATGTTGTAAAGCAAGTTAGGTTAGCACTGGAATTAAAGAGTGGCACAATAGAGGGAATTGATATAAATAAAATTTATCTACAGTCCCTTATTGAAGGATATAATTTTGCTGAAAATGTATATCTTAATAGATTAACTTTTAATGTATTTGTAAATAATAAATAAATAATAATATGGCAACAAATGTTATAAATGGTACTGATTTGATCATTTTTATGGATGTTGATGATACACCTACTCCTATAGCTCACGGTACTAACTATACTCTTACTATAACAATGGAAACAAGACCTACTACAAATAAAGATAGTGGTCAGATAGAAGAGGTTGGTAAAGGTAGACTTGATGTTACGGCTACTTGTGATTGTCTTGCAGTGTATGGTAATTTTGAGGATTTAGTAAATGCTCATATTACTGGTGATGCTGTTACACTTTCATTTGGTCAGTTAGATGGGTCTGCACTTGATGTTTCTGAATCATATGCACAAGGTAATTTCTTTATATCATCTATTGATATTAATGCACCGGATGGTGACAATGTAACTTATACAGTTTCTTTTGAACACGCTGATGGATTTGATTTTTATACCGTATAAATAATAAGAAATGGCAACAAACGTAATTAACGGAACTGATTTATATGTATTTATTGGTGGTGTACCTATTGCACATAGTACATCTCATACTTTAACTATAAACAGAACAAATAGGGGAATATCTACTAAAGACAGTGGAGCTTATGTAACAAGGGGAAAGGGTAGATTAAATGTATCTGCTACTTGTTCTGCTCTTATGGTTTATGGTAGTTTTGAAACAATAATAGAAGCACAAATTACTGGAAGTCCGGTAACAGTAGCATTTGCAAAGAAAACTTTAGGTAATGCTGTAGATATATCAGAAACATATGCTTCTGGTTCTTTCTATATTTCTTCAGTAGAAATGAATGCACCAGATGGTGATAATGCTACATATACTGTAAACTTTACTTGTGCTGGTACATTTACATTTACTGAAGTCTAATATATTGACCTATGAACTTTGCAGAAATTAAATATGTTAAAATAGGTGATAATAATATACCTATTAAGTTGACTAATAGAGCTATGATAGAATATGAAACACTTACTGGTGAATCAATTATATCATTTAAAGGATCAGATAGATTATCTAAACTTTTTTATGTAACTGCAAAAGCTGGAGCTAGGTCAATAAAACAAGACTTTAATTATAGTTATGAGGACTTTCTAGATTTAATTGATGATTACTATCTTGATGTACTTAATAACTTTACAGAAGCTATTTTTAGTGATCTTGTACCGAAGGAAAAAGAGGTAGAAAGTGATGATAAAAAAAAATAGAGATTAAATATACTTTATCAGACATATATGGTATTTGCGTAGGTCTGATAGGTATTGATCCTCTATATTATCTTGATGAAATGAGTCAAGATGAAGTATCAGCTGTATTAAAGGCAAGAAGAGAAAATTATGATATGATGTCTCGGTATGAGTGGGAACAGACAAGGTTAATTTGTTTTTATAATGTTATTGCGTTTGGTGGTACTAAACAGATAAAACAGCCGAAAGACTTATTTAAACTACCTTGGGATACATTACCTACTGAAACAAAGGACAAAGTATTATCTAAAGCTGAGTTCTTAGAGAAAGCTGAGAAGATAAAACAATCACTTAAAATAAACAACAAGGCTGTTTAGGGCTTATTAGAGGCATTTTCTGTTAATAGTTGATCAATGTGTTCACTTTTAATTAGAGTGCCTCTAATGGCTTGTATATGTCCTTAAATTAAATATATATTATATGGCAAATAGAGGTGTATCCGTTGGTGTTAAGATTAACGGAGATGCAAAAGGATTTAAGAGTGCTGCGGAAGATGCTAAGAAGGCTACACAGAAATTAAAGCAAGAAATTGATTTTAAGAAGCAGCAACAAAATATCAATAAGTTAACATCTACATTAGGTAAGCTTGGTATTGCCTTTTCTGGTATTGTTGTAGCTCAAAAGATGGGGCAACTAATAAAGGAGTCATTTCAATTAGCTGTTGCTGCTGAAGGTATTGAGATTGCCTTTAAAAGATTAAATAATCCAGCCTTATTAGATGAATTAAGGACTGCTACAAAAGGTACTGTAGATGATATAACTTTAATGCAGAAAGCTGTTCAAGCTAATAACTTAGGTGTTCCAGTAAAAAATCTTGCTACATATTTTGAATTTGCTCATAGGAGAGCTAGGGATACTGGTGAAAGTGTAGATTACTTAGTTGATAGTATAGTAACTGGTATTGGTAGAAAGTCTACTATGATTCTGGATAACCTAGGTATATCTTCTGTAGAATTAAATGAGCAATTAAAATTAACTCCAGATTATGCTACAGCTGTAAGTACTATCATTGAGAAATCAATGAGTCAATCTGGTGATTATATTACTACAACAGCAGATACTGTTGATCAGTTAAAGACTGCTATGACTAACTTAAAGTTAGAAGTAGGTGATGTATTTAATGATATTTTATCAAAACCATTAGCTGATGCTGCAAACTCATTAACAGAAGTAATTAGTGGTATTTCTGATCTCAGAAAGCAGTTGGATTTAGGCGGTGCTAATAAAGAACTAGCTAATTTTGTTAGGGGTAATATAGCTGCGGCTAGTGGTACTGCTGGAGGATACTTTATGAGATTGCTGTTTGGTGGTAATGATTTAGGGAAAGGTGAGATATGGATTCCAGCTGCAAAGCCTATAACAAAAACAACTTCTACTCCGAAACCAAAACCTTCATCTAGTGGAGGTACTGTTGCAAAGACAGAGGATTTAATATTTGGAGAAGGTTACTGGCAGAGACAAGTACAAGCATCAGCTGAATGGAATCAATATATTGAGCAGTTGCAGAGAAAATATGATATTATTGATATATCTGGCAAATCTATAGCTACTACTTCACTTTCTCAAGTTCAAACATCAAATCAATTAGCAGAATCTTTAGAGAAGGTAAAACAAAGGTATATTGATATAAGTGAATTAAGTTATATTCTGGAATCAACCTTTGTTAATTTATTTGCTGCTGGTATAGAAGGTTGGGAAGAGTTTGGTAAAGCAGCAGAAAGTACTATTAAACAAATCACAGCAGAATTACTTGCTAGAGCTGCCGTCTGGACACTATTAAATATATTAACTGGTGGTACAGCTAATGGTGGTATGAAATTAGGAGAATATCTATTACAAGGTTTTGGTATCAGTACAAAGTCAGCTAGTGCTATAGGCTCTAGTGGTACTGTATTAAAAGGTAGGGATATTTATATGTCCGGTAATAGGTATGGTGAAACATTAATAAAGAATACATAATGGCATATAGTGTAAAATACCGTACCGAGTTCACAGATATACTTGGTGTTGATTGGAGGGTAGATATAG